CTCTGATTCTGGTAATGTTAGGGGGTGGCCCTGTTTTGGCTGGGATCGTTTGAGTGGAATAGTATGTATAGGCTCCCCTGTGCCCGGCTGGCCCGATAGCGGGGGTGCCCCGGTGGTGGGTCCGGCCGGAGTGCCCTCGGTTGCCGGTGCGGGGATTTCGCCCGCGTTTGCCGGGTCCGGCTTGCCCGATCTTATCTCAGCCAATAGGTCTAGCGCATCATCGGCCACTATGTCGGCATCGATGGTGATCGCCTGGAGCCTGGACAGCAGCCGCGTGCGGACATCCTCGGACCGGCTGACTGTGGTGATCTGTTTATGTTCGGTGAATGCTTGCACTTCAAAGAGCGAGCCCAAGAGCTTCAAGCATTGCACTCTAGATGCCGGGGGGAAGTCGTCATCTAGTGAGTGCTGGACTAGCTGCTGCACTAGCAAAGCCTTCAATTGAGCTGGGGTTCGGTGTTTCTCTGCCTCTATTGCCATCCTATAGGCATCTATCTCACGTTTCACCCTAGTATCAGCTGCAAGCTTGTATGGTGCCGTTACTATCGTGCTGGGTGCAGGGTTAGCGTTATAGCTCTGCCTGTACGCCTGGGCTTTACTGGTGCCCATCGCAACCGACTCCGCGAATTTACGCATCTTGGGCGTGAGCTTGGGTGTCTTACCCTGGCCGGCACCTAACAACACATCCACCGGGATAGTATCCAACCCCTCCCGGATCTGCGCCCTGGTAAGCTTTTGCGTAGACTGTTTGGCCATATTGTGACTGGTCAGTATTTGTTTATACCATGCGGTATGAATGAAGAACGCGCCGACTGTATCACAACCCTTGCGCCTATGCAATAAACCGCGCGGTAGTGCTTTGTACTGATACGCCTACGCCTTGAACCGCCCAGGCTATTTTGTGACCGCCCGTAGAAGTCAATTCTGTAAATTGATTGTGTATAAAAACCCCTTGACAGTAGTAATGCAACACATAACAATGAAAGCTCTCGACTGTTTTATTAACCCGCTTATATAGGAGCTCTCACAATGTACACCGCACAAATTAACGCACATGGAAACGTCATAGTCTGCAAAGGCAATGACGTACGCAATAGCTACCGCATCATATACACCGGCACCTATGCCGACTGCCTACGCTTTAAGACTACCGGGGAATAAAAATGAAATTCGCCCACTACTACTGTCTGAAATCGCCGCTCATGCTTGTGGCCTACATATGGGGCACCCAGGATCCCGCATTTTTAATCGTGGCCGGTTTGTCTGCCCTGGCTGCGCCCTTGTTCTTTTATGTGGAGGCATGATGAAACCCCTATATCTAATCGCCTGTAGTGCTGCAAAGCTTGATCATGCTGCCCCGGCCGCCCAGCTCTACACCGGGCAAGCTTTTCGCTTAGCGATGGCAGCCGCCGCGCGCGTCGATGCTGAAGTTCTAATCCTATCGGCCATGCATGGCGCAGTAGAGCCCACCGACCTACTCACGCCTTATGACCGCGCATTGTCCAAAATGCCCAAGCGTGAGCGCAATGGCTGGACTTTATGGGTTGCTAATCAGCTGCTGCGCTGCTACGGCCGGCCCATTGTCGTTCTAGCCGGTAAGCACTACACCCAGGCTCTAGCGGGCTTCCCTAATGTTTCATACCCCCTACGCGGCCAGGGTATCGGCCATCAATTGCAAACTTTGAAAGGTCTAAACCATGCTTAAAACCATGCCCGCAAAATTCGCCAGCACTTGCAGCCGGACCGGCCAGCGCATACAACGCGGCCAAATGATCGTATACGACACGGCCACAAAAACCGCTAGCCTTTTGAGCTTCGAGGGACGCCACAACGAAACCGGCGACTACATCCGGCCGGATTACGTTAGCCACGTTATTGATTTTGGTAGCGGCCAGTACTACCGAAACAAAAACGGCAGGTGCGAAGACGCCCCATGCTGCGGATGTTGCACCATATGAGGCAGCATTACAAACCCCGCAGACGGACGCCGGACATTATCGGAGGGATAGTCGCGGCCCTTATTTGGGCCATTGTTTTTTATCTTTTTTGGAGCTTACCGCTATGAAATACAAATTTTTTCAAGACCCCGGCCATGGTTGGGTTGAAGTACCCATCGCAGAATTACGCCGCCTCAATATTGATGGCCAGATATCCCCTCACAGTTTCCGTAATGGGCATTTTGCCTACTTAGAAGAAGATTGTGATGCCAGCGCCTGGGCCAAGGCCAAGCGCGCAGCCGGTGAAGAATTCGACATTGCCCAGCTGCACACTAACAATGATTCAATTATCCGCCGTTTTCAACCCTTTGGAGCCTAACCCATGACCACGCAAAAACAAATCCGCACCGCATTTTGGTCCGCGCATCCTACCCTCACCCGCCGCCGCCATCGCTACGCTTGGAGCGCGAGCGATAAAACGGCCGAGCTTGTTCACCATGTTGACGCCCGCAGCGCCTTTGTGGATTACGTTGATCAGCTTGCCCGCGATGGCACTATCTCCAACGAACTAGCCCAAAGGGTGACGCTATGAACGAATTACACCCGCTATTTCAGGCCATTTTGAGGCTTTATGCACCGCCGGCCGAGCCCACGCCGGAGGCCATAGACGCCGCCATGTTGGCCGACAAGCTCGCCGATGGATACAACCAGCGAAATATTGAGCGCGCTATCAAGCTCGAACACCAAAACCCGAAGGACTGAAATGCAATACACTTTTATTCGCGCATCCGGGAACCGAAAAACCGGCCCTATTCCCCAAACGTATAGCCCGCGTGCTAGTTGCCCGCCCAGCTGCGCGCACTATGGGGACGATTGTTATGGGGAAGATTTTTTTACCCGTATGCAATGGGACAAGGTGCCGACTAGAGGCGTGCCCATCGACCAATTGGCCGCACATATTCGCAGCCTACCGCCGCGCACGCTTTGGCGCATGAATGTCGCGGGTGATTTACCCGGCATAGGTGAAGACGTTGACGCCAACGAGCTGGGGCAAATTGTCGCCGCTAATATCGGCCGCAAGGGTTTCACTTATACCCATAAGCACACCGCCCAGGCTATCAATTGGGCCCGTCACGCTACCGCCTGGGGGTTTACAGTAAACCTATCGGCCGATGATGCCGGACACGCTGACGCGCTAAGCGGCCAGGGCTTGCCCGTGGTTTGTATCGTCCCAAGCGATACCCCGAAACTGTCCTTCACGCCAGCTGGACGCCGCATTGTCGTATGCGAAGCGCAAACCCGAGACGAATCAACGTGCGAAAACTGCGGAAATTTCGACGCATGGTGCGCGCGCCCTGATCGTGATTTTATTGTCGGTTTCCGTGCCCATGGCACCAAAGCAAAGCGCACCGACCAATTGGCGCGCCGAGTGATCCCTATTTTGAAAGGTTAACCATGTTAAACCCCGAAGCAAACTACACCGAGGCCGGGCGCAAGGGCGCAGCCGCCCGCAATGAACGCGATGAGGCACGCGCCCAGCATTGGGCCCGGTATTACCAGGGTATGCGGAGCCTGGAGCGCCCGGAGAACCGCCAAAGGGCCGAGGTTCTATACAAAGCCGGATATTCAGAGGCCCGCAGGACCGGGGCGCTAGAGCAATTTGCAAAATTTTTATGAACCAGGCCGAGGCGCACTACATCGATGCGGGCTACAAATACGAGCGCCTATCGGTGCCCGCCAATCGAATCAAAAGGGCAAAGGAACTGCAAGCCCTGATCGCCACCGAAACGCCCGAAAAACAACCCCTGGTCCGCGCACTTATCCAGCGAGGCCGGAAAGAATTCCAACTTCACGCAAAAGGCTAAAAATGAAAACATCCACCGAGTTACTTAACGAACTGCGCTTCCAGCTGATCGCAATGGAAGAGCTACGCGAGGCGCTAGACCGTTTGGCATATTGGGCCGGAATGAACACCCAGCACCTACCCGATGACGCTATAGCTGAAGAGCTTGTAGACGCCGTATACACCGCCCGCCAATTACTCGACAAATAGCACTTAAAGCCTCGCGCGCGGGGCTTTGGGGGCCATTTTGCCCAACATTAACAGGAGTTATAGTTATGAAACGATGCGATCACGCATTGGCCGATAGTTGGTGGGAGCATGATGGCAGGGGCATTCCCCTGGCCAGGGTCTGCGACCGCTGCTATGACGCCGTTATGGCCCTTTACCGGCCCGAAATACTCACCCATTATGACGAATCGGACGTTGACGAACCGATTGAGGGGGACGAATGGTAATCACAGAACCAAACCAAATATTGCTCTACCGGCTATTAACGCTGCGCGCTGGGCTCCGGCTGGAGCTACGCGGGCTAAAGAAAAGCAAAGGGCGAACTTGCTATGCAATCATAAAGCAGGAATTCGGATTCAAAGGCAACAAGTCCAGCGTGCTGGAGCAATTCGAAAATTACTTATCCGCGCACGATCCATTCACAAGGAGATAAAAATGGGCTATTTTTCTAAAACTTGCGCCAAAACGCATATGCCGATTGTGGTCGAGGCATTGGATTTGCCGAGATTAAATGTAGTCGTGGCCCTGCTGCCTAGTGGGAGAAAAATTGAGGGCTCATACGATGGGTATGGGCGCGTCAATGGAGTCGATTTAATGGACGCATGGGATAAAGTGAAGATGGTTTTAAAAGACCACTACGCCGATGAATCCTATGCCCAGCTAGGAAACTCAGGCGATGAACTAGCCCAAGGGTACTTTATGGACAAGAAATTTTTGCACCATTGCCTACTGAAAGGCCCATTCAAAAACCGCGCAGAGTACACCCGCGCATTCAAAAAATACGCTAACTGGTAGGAGAAAAAAATGATACTGATACAAGCAAGTGAAAAGGCGTTATCTTTTAATGGCGATTCTCAAACCGCCCTGTACTTGGTGAACGACTTGCGAGAGTCATACCAAGCAAACGGCATGGATATGCCCAAGATGCTGAGCGATTTTGTCTTTAACATTGAAGTAGCTTTGCAAAATGCCGGAGTGTTGGACGAGTGGTTTGAGGTGGTAAAAGCATGATTTACCGCATCTACAACCACAACCACACCCTGCTGGGTGAATTCAAGACCCAAAAAGAGGCCAACGAAGAGGCCATGACCTATATGCGTGAAACAGGCAATCCTGCCTATGTCGTGAAGGAAGAACTATGAGAAAACGCTGGTTATACAAGGTATATCTCGCGGGCCGGTTTGTTCGCGCCTTCACTTCACGGACGGCAGCGCGCCAGTTTATGGAGGAAATGACAGACTTAGACCTACCCTTTTTAATCCTTCCCCACGAAGATGGGCAAACCCCTTACATGATTGGAACATTGAAATGAAAACTAGAGAAGAGATGGTCTACGAATTGACAAAGCACGAACTGGAGTACCTGTTTGATGTGAATGGGGATTTTGAAGACTCTGTTTGCTTCTTTGCGAAGGGCGGGTTCTATGCGTACACAGACGAAGCACTGCTCAAGCAATGGACATTCCAATTCACCGACAACTATCCACAAGGAGCAGCAGCATGATAGATAGAGGATACCCCCCTGAGTTTGACATTGACCAAGATGACAATAAATATTTTGCGGAGGCATTTCCCAATGCCGATAGTCCAGCGGAACTTTATCGGCAAGTTTACAAGTACACCGATTGTGGCGCATACCTGAGTATGACCATTGAATATGTGGAAGTGTCAGGCACTTGTTTTGATGACTATCACGAAAAAATGGTGCAGAAAACCCTGCATTGTGATGAGTTGCGCCACTTGGGAACTTGGAAGGAAATGGACGAGCGAGGCCAATTGATAGTGTCTTTTATTGTTGGGAGCATTGTCGAAGGCGTGGACTATGACACGGACAACATTGAGGTTGATGCCAAGCAGTTGGATCAAGAACCCTCCGAATACCGCAGTCGATTTTATGCAGCATTACAAGAGGTGGAAGATCAAGCCCGTTCAATATGGAATGACACTCATGGGTGCGAAAGTTGTGCGGCCTATTGGACTGATCAAGGCTTAGATATTGACGATAGCGGGGGACTTGTGCCTGTTTATAAATATTGCCCCGAGTGCAGGGGAACTGGAATAGCAATTTAACCAAGGAGCAGCAGCATGAAAATCTTAGATGGTGATTACGAACTGGTGGACGGCGCAGCATGGCTTGCCGTCAGAGGCTTTTCGGTGCGTATCTTTAGCAGAGTTAATGGCATTGATGTATTCATATACAAGAACGGGGCCGAGGACGAAGGCCCGATTGCCGCCACCTTTGCCGCAGACTCTGAACTGGAGG